TAACCTGGCCTGACGGTCAGACTGCTGACACAAGCCGAGGGATCCTTATGGGACTCCCGACGACTTGGTCGCTTCTGAACCTGTACCACGGGTGGTGTTGGGCGGCGGCTTTGGCCACCGATCCCTTGCCCCGTGGCCCTGAACGCTCCCACCCCATCACGAAGTCCCGCGCTCGGATCTGCGGAGACGACCTCATTGGATGCACTTCCCCCGCGGGAAAGGATGCATATGAAGGCCGCCTCCGCCGAACCGGCGCGGAACTTTCTGACGGGAAGCACTTCTGGTCTCCTGACCGCGGCGTCTTCCTTGAGGTCCTTTGGGACTTTAGAGGCGACCGGGTGTCTTTATTGGATGGGGCTTTCCCCATCTATAAGACTATCCGGAAGGGAGGGAAGGGGAGAGGTGCTCGCGTCCGTGTTGTTATAAACACTGTTCGCTTGCACCGCTGGAACAAGATCTTCACCATCGGGGCGATTCCGCTCCGGGGGCTGGTCTTTGGCGACTCCCGTCACGGCGCGTCTGCGCCTGACTGGTGGTCGGCCGGCGCGACGGAGACGGCTTACGCCGCCCGTTACGACCGGAAGCTCGTTTCAGCCGTGGCCCGCACCATCCGTCCAAACCTGCCTGGTTTGTACGAACGCGCGGGCATTCCCCCGTTCCTTCCCCGTGTGCTTGGCGGTGGCGGGCTCTGCCCGACATCTGACAAGCTTGCTGCCTCTAGCACCCACAGGAAGGCACTTGCGACTCTTCTCTACGGAGTCGGCGACCACTCGCCCCCCTCGGCTTTCGAGAGGGTGTGGAGCGACTCGCGTCCGACGCCCCATCGTGAGATGGCTTCGGACGACGTGGAGAATTGGATGCGCGTTGCCGTCGTTACCGTGGAAGGAGGGCTCGGGCCCCTTGACTGGGTCGCCATTGGCGACCCCGAAGAGGTGCGCGAGTCCTTGATTCAGCGGATGTCCCGGGAGTACGAACTCTTGTTCGGTCCCGCGGAGGAATCCGAGAATTACCCTTCCTTGGAGATGATCGGCAGGCGCATCTCGCAGGTGCGGGCTAAACTTCTGGGTGAGTGGGCGTCCGCCCACCCCCTGAAGAAGCCACTTCCTGAGTGCATGTCCCGGTGGAATCTGCTCCGTGAATCCCAAACTCTTTGGGTTCCCGAGTGGATTCCAGACGACCTCGTTCAGGCGCTGTGTGGGGTTCAACCCATGCCCATGCGGTACAATTCGTACCTCATGGAGAAGAGGGATGCTACTTATCTTCAAACCTGGCGGCGGTTTGCGACCGCCGCCGTCTCAAGAGAAGGCCCTTGGTGGGTGGATTATATCCTCCCGCCGGGTGTTTTCCCTTGAGCGCCTCGGTTCCCCC